TCTAATAAAAAAGAAAAAAAAGAAGAGTTGAAATATGATTATGAAGTTAAATGTTTATTAATCTATTATTTGAAAAAAGGTGATTTAATTGAGTTAATAAGTAACGAAATCTCAACAATATGTCAAATTGTTGAAATTAGCGATATTAGTGATTTTAAAATGACTTTGAAAGTAAGAGTTGTAAATAACGATTCAGACGTTAAGAAAAATAATGCTGAAATTAAGAAAATCGAAAAAGGAGAAAATAAAAAAGGAAAAGTTACTCAAGTTAAAAGAAGCAAAGGAAAAGGTAGAAGAAAATGATGGAAGAATATATGAAATCAATGTTGGGTAAAATTGATACTTCTTTAATAGCAGAGATAACAAAAATATATCCTAACGGATTTGTGGATGTAGAGCCTTTAGCAGAGTTTAGAGAAGTTAAATTACCTCCGATTTTACACGTTCCAATGTGTCAATTAGGAAACAGGAATATCAATATCAAAATTAATTTTAAAGTAGGCGATAAAATCCCTATTTTAATTTGCAGTAGAGATATAAGTGGTTACATTACTAAGGAAACGACCGTAGTGAATACTAACAAAAGGCATAATTTAACAAACGCTATTGCCTTACCAATTTTAATCCCTACTGATCCAACAGCTGTTTCTATTCCTGTAAGTATTGAAATTAATGGAGATGTGGTTTTAAATGGTAACCTAACAGTAAGTGGAGATGTAAATATTTCAGGAACGTTGACTGTTGGAGATATTAAAGCAAAAAGTCTTGATACAGAAAGTGGAGTGAGTAAGGGTGGAATACCTTACGATCATCCATAGGAGTGTGATTTATGGATGTAAAATTAAATAACGCGACTGGAGAATTATATGTTGAAAAAGGAGATATACAATTTTTTGGAGCGAAAGAAAAATATTTTGAATTTATACAGCAAATCGTACTGATGTTGCACATTCGTGAGGGAGAACTTGAATATGACGTAAAATATGGGTTAAATTTTGAGAAATTATTTGGTACACATGGAAACGAAAATGAAGTTCTGGAGCATATCAGAGATAAAATAATGACTAATTTTAGAGATTATTTAAGTAGATGTTATGTTGAAACTTATGAATATGAAAACAGACATTTAAAAGTAAATATTGGGCTTATCTTTAACAATAATGAATTGGCATTAATGAAAGGAGTTGGAATTGGTTGGCGAGAATAACAGTAAATACAGTACAGGATAATATGAATATCTTAAATAACGAATTAAAGACATTGTTAAAAGACGACTTCTCTAACGATAAACGGAGTGCTTGGTATATGCTTATGTATCCTGTGGCAAGACTTTTAAGGGAAAAGATGGAAAGGCAGCAGATACAGGCAGAAAAAATGAACTTGCTGAACTGTGAGGGTATAGAAATAGATGAACATTTGGCGAATAGCCCATTTTTCTTTAAACGTAAACAGGAAAGTCAGGCAACTGTGAAAATTGAGTTGATAGGAGGAGTAAATGTAACACTTGAGGCTGGAGATGTAATCGTTGAAGCGAATGATGGAATCAGATATACACTTTCTGAAAATGGAATATTAAATAATAAGACCACTTTTGAATTTACTTGCGATACAGCAGGAGAACAAGGTAATAAGGAAGTAGGAAGTATTATTAAATTAGTTAAAGTTGTAAACGGTGTTTATGATTTCAAACAAAACGAAATTGCAGCAGGTGGACAGGATCAGGAAAGTGACAACGAATACATCGAACGCTGGTTTTTGAGTCGTAATGAAAGTGAGTGGAATCTGGACGGAATTAGAGCTGAAATATTGAAACAGGAAGGTGTTAAGTCTGTTTATGCTGATGAAAATAAGACAATGCAAGTTGACAGCAAAGGACTAGAACCAAAATCTATCGTTTTAATAGTTGATGGTGGACGTAATGAAGATATAGCGAATGCTATATGGAAAAAAAAGGATCAAGCTATTCAAATGAATGGAGATACTGTTGTAACTGTCAAAGATAATCAAGGTATAGACAGAGAAATCAGATTTTATAGACCTAAAAAGAAAAAAGTGCAAGTAAAAATTGAATTTCAGAGAACTGAAAGCGTAAATATTCTTGAAGAAAATTTAAAAGAAATTGTAAAAGAGTATATAAAATCCTTGAAAGTTGGAGAATATATAACATCTTATAAATGTGAAAGTGAATTTATAAGAACAGTATATGCTGCTGACAAGCTGTTAAACATAGATATAACTTTTAAATTTAAAGAAAATCCAGGAAATGATTTTGTTAAGGTCTTGAAACTAGGATTTAATGAGGTGGCTGAATATGTCGAATAATTATGAGTACTTACTTTCTAAATGTCCATGGTGGCTTAAAAAAAATAATAATGTTCAATCTTTTTATAAAGCTGTAGCTAAATTGTTTGATGAAATTGATAAAATTTATAATTTATTAGAAAAACAGTACCTAATAGATTATGCAAACGGGGAATTTCTTGATGATTTGGGAGAAAAATTTAATGTTACTAGAAACGGACAAACTGATGACAGATACAGAAATAGAATTAAATTGGCGATGAGAAAATATAAGTTAATTCCAAATTTGGAAACAATAAGCAATATTGGAGAAATGTTTACTGGATTAACACCGCTAATTAACTTGAATACAAATAATGAGCCAGCATTATATGACGTCAAATTCGTGAGTAACAGAGATTTTGATTATTCTTTAATAGATGAACTGGATTTAAACGATGTAGTGGGCGGTGGAGTAAAAGTAAATACGCACAAATGTTTGGATAATTATGTAGTCGGAATGAGATTTGGAAGTAAAACTTTAGGACAAAATATAATCAAAAACGAAGTAAATAGAAATCCAGTTTGTAACTTTGCGTATTCAAGATTTGGACGATTTGGTCGGAACAGCTTAGGACAACTGGATTTGGGAGAAGAAAATATTATTGATTTGAAATAGGAGGGAAGATGGCAAAACTAACTAAATTTAAAGCACAACAAGTGGAATTTGGCACACACTACAAAATCGAAGAAACGAACAGAGGAGATACAAAAATAAAGAGTATAACACCAGCTTTTGGAAATATAAGAGAACCAGGAACACCTGAAACAGAAGAAATTTACAATGGATTGCAACTCGGAAACGTTCATACTTTACAGGCGATAAAAAGTACTAATTTAAATATTGATTATTACATCTGCAATTTAGAAGGCTTAACAGAATTTGGGCTAAACAATGACTTAAAATTAAGAATAACAGTAGACAATGCTAACACAAATACAACAACAAAGCTAAGATTAAATAATGTCGATTATACATTATTAAAAGAACAAAACGGAACTTTGAAACAAATAGAAGCTGGCGATATTCATTTAAATAAAACGTACGAATTAATTTACAACGGAAGTCAATTTGTAGTAATAAATTTATTCAAAAATTTTGAAAGTTCTTATTTAGATAACTGTATCAAAAAAACAGACTATGCAACAGAAAACAAAGCTGGAATAGTGACGTTAGGAACTACTGCAAATACAGCTCTAGAGGGAAAAAGGCTAGCTGAAATTCTAGGAATAGAGTTTGGAGGAAAAATACAGGATTCAGGAACAAAGACTGCTGGAAAGTTCTATTATGACACAGTTACAAAATTATACTATGAATGCATTATGGACAACAATCTAACGTATAATGATAGCTCAAAATTTAGAGCTATTTCCAACAAGCCTATCTCAGACAGATTAGAAAAATTATTTCAAAACGCAAACGGAGGATTTAATTTTGCTAATTTAGTTTTTAAATCTGGAAACGGAAGATACCGTAAATCAGATTGGGATAGAGGTACGAGAATATTGTTTGGAACTCCTTTTGATAACAAATGTCTTTTTGTAGTTGCACAAGATAATAATGTCGGCGCTTACTCTGTTGCTGTTTTGAGCTTCGATAGAGAAAGTTTTAAAGTAATCGGAAGGGACAACAATAAACAATTAGCTGACACTGATGTCAACTGGTTTGCGGTAGGATATTAAAAAAAGGAGGAAAATAAATGAACGTTGTAATTTATGACAAGAAAAGTCTTGAAATAATAGCAAGACCAACAATCACAAATTTGGAAGAATTTAAGAAGAATCCAGCTATATTTTATCCGGACTGGAATACAGAAAAACATATTTGGAATGAAACAGAATATCAAAATCCAGTTTTAGAAAACGGAGATTTAAGAGAATCAACAAAAGAGGAACTTTACAAAGCTGGAAAATACATTCTTGCAGATAACGAACTTGTAGAAAATAATAAAATCAAAACAGTTGAATTATCTGAATTTGAATATATAGAAAATAATCAGATCAAGTATAGAAAAGAAGAAAAAATCGAGAAATTGAAACAGGAGCTTTATGAACTGAGAATTGAAAAGGAGAAAAAGCCTTTTGAGTTTGAAGTGGAAGGCACAAAGTATTTACAAGGCAACAGGACGATAGATCAAAGCAATATCACTAAAATATTATTTAGCTTAGTTCTCAGCTTTATTCTCGGATTAATGGGGAAAATAGCAAAAGGGCAGAAATTGGATTTCTCACAAGTTATGACTGACTTAATGTCAACAGAGTACAGCAACTGGAAATTCTATACCGAGGATGGAACAGAAAAATATGTAAATGTAAGTGTTCAGAAATTCATAGAAATGTCTGAAATAATGAGAAAGCATACGACAGCTTCGATGGTTGCTGAAACAACATTATCACACAGCTTAGAAAATAAAACGGTTGAGGAATTGAAAACATTTGACGCTGAATCTGAATATAATAAATTATTTGATAGTGAAATAAAGCAGAGTTAGGAGGTAATATGACAACAAAAAAGACATTAACAGGAAATGGAATTAATACTAGAAATGTTTTTAAGCGAAGAACTGTTGAAGAAGTTTTGGAAGAAATTAGAAAAGCGGCTTCTAAACCAAAATTAAAGCCATTATTTGTTGGATATGCACAAATTGGAGGAGAAACACTTAAAAAAGTTATTTACGAATAAAGGAGGTATTTATGCAGTTAGAAAAAGACAAATTGTATATATGTTTTCATAAACCCAAGAGACTGATAGGGCATTTGATAGCATTATGGACGCTAGGAAAATACTCGCACGCCGAATTTATCTATAACAACTATGTGTATTCGGCAAATCCAGGCGGAGTGAGAATGAAACCATTTGTGCACAAAGAAAATATGGATATCTATGAGCTTGACAGTAACATAGACGCAGATGACGTTTTAGCATTTTTTGGAAAAAATAAAGGCAAGGGCTATGATTATCTAGGTATCTTGGGACAGTTCTTTTATGCTCAAAAAGTTCAGGATGACGACAGATACTTTTGCAGCGAGTTCTGTCTAAACGCGATAGACTATGCGTTGCAATTTACATTGACATATAAATTAAAATCACTGAAAGATAGAGTTGGATATGAATTTAATCCGCATAGGCTGTACAAGTATCTTAAAAATATGGAGCTGATAGATGAAAAGGAAGTGGAGTGAATGGAGCTAAGGAATTTAATTGGAATCGAAATTATGGAGCAAGGAAAATTATTAAAAGTAATAGACGCTGCGTTCGAAGATGAAAATATTGTTTTAGCAACTGAAACAGTAGAAAAAGATACAAAAGAAACTAAAGAAAAGGAAGTGGTATAAATGGACCGATTTGAAAGAATATTTGATTATCTGCTGAAAGTTGAGGGAGGATATTCAAATGATAAGAATGATAAGGGAGGAGAAACAAAATACGGAATCATTGAAGAAGAAGCAAGGGATTTTGGATACAAGGGAGATATGCAAGATTTGACAATAGATTTTGCAAAAAATATATATCTGAAAAAATATTACTTGGGAAACAAGCTGGATAAGGTCGTGAATGACAAAGTGGCATTATCCATATGCGACTGGGCAGTAAACAGTGGAAGAAACGGAATTAAAAATGCACAAATGGCTTTGAATCGGATTGCTGGTGCTAATCTGGATATAGACGGGATAATAGGAAGAAAAACATTGGAAGTATTAAACGCAACAGATCCTGAAAAATTTTTGGAAGTTTATCACAATTTGCAACGGATTTATTATAGAAGCAAGGTTGAAGCTGACAGAACGCAAGAAAGATTTTTGACAGGTTGGTTAAACAGAGTTCAGAGAAAGGAGGAATATTTGAGAGATTGGGATAAGGAAAATACAGCAACAGAGAATAAAAAATATTCTTTCACTCAATCAAGTTTGGATAAAATGAAAAAAGTACATCCGAAATTGGTTGAAGTTATGAAAGTCGCAATAGAAAATAGTCCTTATGACTTCAGAATTACAGACGGAGCGAGAACGGCAGAAGAACAGTTTGCATTATACCAAATCGGAAGAAGTAAGCCGGGTAGAATTGTAACAAATTGTGATGGAAAAAGAGCAAAATCAAACCATCAAATCAAGGAAGATGGATTTGGACATGCAGTTGATATATTCCCTTGTGGAGTTATCGAAAACGGAGCATACAGAAAATTTACATCTGATGAAGGATATGATGAAAAAAAATTAAAATTAATAGCAAATCACATATTAACGGTTGCAAAATCTAAAAATATAAACGTCGAATGGGGCGGAAACTGGAAAATGAATGATACACCACATTTTGAACTGAAGCAGTAAAAAAAATGGCTTCGATATAAGTCTAACACAAGTGCTAAAAATGGTTGGCTAACAAGATAAAATTGATTGTAGGGCTTGTTAGCTAGCTTAAAATCAAAATGATAAAAAACAAGAAAAGGGAGAGATAAAAATGGATAAACAGTTACAAGTAATTTTAATAGGAATGTTGGTAGATTTTACTAGAAAAGAAGTACTAGAAAAGGAAATAATCTTTGGAGCTAAAAAAGGAATAGAAAAATTGGAAGCTGTTAAAAACAACTTTTTTGGAAAGTTTAAGG